ACTACTTGACCCATTAAGTTAGTACCTTCGCAGCATGTTATAATACCATTAACTTCATCAAAAGTAAAACTAATACGTTCTTGAGTAAATAATGGATTACCACCACTAACAAAATCACTTTGCCATACATTTATACCATCAATTGGGCTTTTATATATATTATGTATTACAGCTTGTGGTTGTAATGAAGCGTTAATACTAGCAACAAGATTATTGCTATCAGCAGGAGCAAAACCAATAGATAAAATAGTACCTGTATCATCAAAAGAATAAGTACAATATGTTGGTGTTATACCAAATTGAGCATATGCCATGTATTTTTTGCCAGCAAATAGTGGAGTTGGTGGTGGTCCTGCTACATTATTAGGAACAGGCCAAGCTTTTTGAAGTGTTAAAGTATTTGGTTGAAACATAGTTATGTCATAACATTCACATGGTTCTTGTAAAAAACTTTCTGGGGTAAATACATCTAATACTTCATCTGGATTAAGTATTTTTCTATTATATATAAAATAATAATAATCTAATGGTAAATAATCTTTAAATGCTTCTAAAGCAGCTAAATCAGAAAATTGAACTACATTACCTACTAAACTAGTACCTTGGCAACAAGTTAATATTGAACCTTCATAGTTAATAGTAAAACTAATACGTTCATTAGCAAATGATGCATTAGTTGTTGGTTTATAATCACTTTGCCATACATATAAAAATGGAGTTTGATATATATTTGAAATTACACTTTTTACAACTAATGCATCATCTGGAGTAGCACCATATCCAATGGATAAAATAGAACCTGTTGTGTCAAAAGAATAACTACAATATGTTGGTTTAGTACCAAATTGAAGATATGCCATGTATGTTTTATTTGCAAAAATTGGTGGTGATGATATAGGAGGTGCAATACTAAATTTGTCATTTGGGTTATTTGAATTATTAACTTGAGAATTTGGGGTGGGTGTATTATTAACTTGAGGATTTGGAGTGGGTGTATTATTAACTTGAGGATTTGGAGTGGGTGTATTATTAACTTGAGGATTTGGAGTGGGTGTATTATTAACTTGAGGATTTGGAGTGGGTGTATTATTAACTTGAGGATTTGAAGTGGGTGTATTATTAACTTGAGGATTTAAAGATGCATTATATTCATTTATAACACAAGATGGCATAGGATTAGGTTGGAAAATTAACTGACGAGTATAATTAGTAGTTTTAACAGAAGATTTTGAATCAGAATTTGAAACAAATTTTGAAATAGAATTTAAGTTAGAATTTGAAAATGTAGTATTTTCAGAAGAATTATTAGCATTAGATATTTGAAAATTTTCAGTATAGCTCATTTTTTATTATAATAAAATATAAAATTTTAAAAAAATATATTTAATAAATTAAATAATTTTTAAAATTTTAAAAATTTATATTTATACTAGTTAATATCATTTAATCATAAAATAAACATAATTTTTAATACAAATAATATATTTTATATTTATAATACATTTTTAGTATTATAAATATGAACTTTAACTTGATATTTATTTAAAATAAATTAAATTATTTATATAATTTGGAAAGTTTAATTATAAAATGAAATTAATAAGAAATTATAAATTATTTAAAATATTTTTTTATATGATTTAAATTAAGAAAATCACCACAAGGTTTTCCTCCACATATTATAATAACACTAGAATCAAAAATTTTACTACCTTGTAAAAAATAAGGATCGTTATCTATTAATAATGAATAAAAATTATTATAATTATAATTATTATTATAATTATTATTAAATAATAATTTTTTTTTAGTTTGAATTAATGCAAATCCTTTTAAAATTCCTAATAATAAATATAAATTATATTTAGATTTATATTTATTTTCTATTTCATTATAAACTTCTGGATTATATTCACCACATAAATATTTACTAGCTATATTATTAAATGTTATAAAATTAGTTCTATACATAAAATTGTATAAATTAATAGGCATCCATGAAAAAGAAGATAAATTTTCTTTTGTATACATTGCACCTGCTGTACATATACCAACAGCAAAATTTAAATCTAAAAAATATTGAACTATTTGTTCATTTTCCATTCCTGTAGTTAATGTACCATCTATATCAAATAAACATATACCTATATAATTATTATTATTTAAAATAAAATTTGACACATTATTAGTATTTATATTTTTATTTAAATTATTATAATGCATTTTTTTTATTATATAAAAAAAAATAAAACAAATTATAATTACTAATATTAAGAATATTATAATATTTAAAAACATTTATATTAAAGTAATATTTAATTAAATATTAATTAATTTATTACCTTAATTTATTACTTTAATTTATTACCTTAATTTATTACTTTTTAATTTATTACTTTTTAATTTATTACTTTTTAATTTATTACTTTTTAATTTATTACTTTTTAATTTATTACTTTTTAATTTATTACTTTTTAATTTATTACTTTTTAATTTATTACTTTAATTTATTACTTTTTAATTTATTACTTTAATTTATTACTTTTTAATTTATTACTTTAATTTATTACTTTAATTTATTACCTTAATTTATTACCTTAATTTATTACCTTAATTTATTACCTTAATTTATTACTTTTAATTTATTACTTTTAATTTATTACCTTAATTTATTACCTTAATTTATTACCTTAATTTATTACTTTTAATTTATTACTTTTAATTTATTATTTTAATTTATTACCTTAATTTATTAATTAATAAAATTAATAAAATTTAAATATATAAATTAATATAAATTAATAAAATTTTAAATATTATAATAAAAAATGATAAATGATATAAATTATTATAATAAATTAAATATACAAAAACAAATAAATAAAAAATTACAAAATAAACCTTTTTATGCTACAACTGAAAATTCTGTCAGTGTAATAACAGATTATGATACTTTTCCATATCCAAGATATTTTAGAGGACATTGGAATTCTTCTATTCCCATAGTGGCCGAACGAGAAGCAGGTTGGAGACCAAGATTTGATTCTTGTTATGAAATAGGAAAAAGTAATATTCAAGATATTAATAAAAATATTTTAAATGAATATCCAGATCATTGTTTTCAATCTGCATGTTCTACTGTTTACCCATGTTATCCTCAATACATTAAAAAATATTCTGATAAAGATTCCTTAGATTTAATATTAAATAATGTTTGTACTATTCAATATCGATAGTAGAAATTGATTCTTTATTATTTATTGATTCTTTATTATTTATTGATTCTTTATTATTTATTGATTCTTTATTATTTATTGATTCTTTATTATTTATTGATTCTTTATTATTTATTGATTCTTTATTATTTATTGATTCTTTAATTTTATTTTTTAATTCTTTTTGATTATTAATAACAAAAATTGGTCTTTTTGATTTAAACATATTTAATACTGTTTCTGTCCATAATAATTGATTAGGATCTTTTGCATACATAATTATAAAATTAACAGCTTTACTTATTTGTGTTTCTATATTTTTCATATAATTAGCAATCATTAAAGTTGTTGTTATATTTGGAAAAACACCTTTAGTACAATCAATTATTAATATTATTTTATTTTCTTCATTTTTATTTAAAGATGTTTCAATTAAATCTTTAAATTCTTGTAATACACATTGTGTTAAAATATTTGCATCATTATTATCCCAACTATTAGAACAATGTAGTTTTAAAATTCTATATGATTCCCATAATTCTTTTAATAAAATTAACATTTATATAAGATTTATTCTTTATAATAAATCTTATAAATTATAAATTATTATAATTTATTTATAATTTTATTCCACGTACACGAATATTATTTATATCAAAACATTTTTGTTGTTTAATTTCTAACAAATCTTTTCCCGAATATCTATATGTTTTTATTGGTAATGGACTTAAACCATATGCTGTTGTATTTAATATAGGACATTCATTATTAAAATAAGGAGGCCATACTGAACCACATGTTTGATATGAATTAGAAAATGTTTTATAATTACAACTTGGAGTTCCAATATAATAATTATTATTATTTTTACAATTATTAATTTCTTTTAAATTACTACTATTACTAGTATTACTATTATTACTACTATTATTACTACTATTATTATTACTATTACTATTATTACTACTATTACTATTATTACTACTATTATTACTATTACTATTATTACTACTATTACTATTACTACTACTATTATTGATATAATTTTCTATTTTTTTTTCTGGAATATACATATTTATTAATTTATTATTACATCCACAATAAGTTTCTTTTAAATAATTCATTTAAAAAACATCTAGAAAATAATTATTTTCTTTTATTTTAAATTAAGTTGTTTTTTTGCTTTTAATATAATATGTTGATAAATAGGTAAATTAGGATATTTACTATTCCATTCATTAGCTCTAATATAAGCTGCCCATAATCCTTTTTTATCAACAGTACAAGTATTTTTTTTACAAATTGGAAAACTTATATCTGGTCCTAAAAAACATTTATTTCCACAATTTTTAAGCATTTTAATACGTTCATATCTATTTGGAGATATTTTAGCCCAACCTTTCCAAGGTAATTTAGTATTAGATTTAGATTTACTAGGTTTATTAGGTTTATTAAGTTTTATAGATGATTTAATAGGTGATTTACTAGATTTAATTAATTTATTAGGTGAATTATTAGGTTTTCTAGATTTACTAGGTTTAATTAATTTATTAGATTTAATTAATTTATTAGGTAATTTATTAGGTTTTCTAGATTTACTAGGTTTACTAGGTTTACTAGATTTATTAGGTTTATTAGATTTTCTAGATTTATTAATTTTATTTAAAATAATGTTTGAATTTACCATTTATTTAAATAAAATATTAAATAATATTATAAATTTTTATAACTAAATTAATTTAGTAATTATAATTATTTATTAAAAAAATTTAAATAAATAATTATAATTAAAAATAAAAAAATAGTTTTGTTTATAATTTTAGGTAATTTTAAAACTTTAATTGAATTATAATTTACATTATATTTTTCTTTCGAATTAATAGAATATTTATATTTATAAATATAATTATCTATAATTTTATTATCCATAATTATTTATTATTTAATATATTTATTTTAAATTATAATTTAAAATAAATAATAATGTCTTGTTGTGATAGTAATTCATTATGTAATTCACCAAAAGAATTTTGTTGCGATCCAGATAGAATAAATTTAAATAAAAGATGTTGTCCAAAAGGTATAACTTGGAATAACAATAAAAAATCTTGTAATTATCCTAAATCTTATACTCCTTCTCAATGGAGTCGTATATACATATATATTGCTGCTTTTTGTCCATTAATTGGTTGGTTAATTAATAAAAATATAGGATTAATAATAGGAATAATATTATCTATATTTTTTGTAGTAATTAATATTAAATATTATAAAACTGAAAAACCTATATTTGAATATAATTCAAAATATTTAGAAGAAATATTTGGAACCTTAGTAACTAATTTTCCACAAATAATTGATTATTTATTTATAATTATAATTATTTATATTGTAGATATAATTATTATATTATTTTATATTTATTTTAAACAAAAAAATAATAAATTATTAAATCCAACAAAAGAACTAATAAAAGTTATTTTGGGAACTTATGTTGCCCTATTTATTGGAATATTAATTAGTAAATTAATATAAAAAATAAATATTATTTTTAAAAAAATGAAAAAAAATATAATAATTATAATATAAAAATAATAATATTTATATTATAAATTTTAACTATGGAAAGAGCTTATAATATTTGTATAGAAATGTTAGAACAAAGAAATTATGAAATTATTTCTAGGGAGGAACAAATTATTGCTTTAAAACCAGATGGAGAACAAATTATAGTTTTTTTTGCCGATACAATTAAATTTAATGTACAAAATATTCAAATATATATAAATATGATGCATAACTTAGAAATTAATCATTGTATTATTGTTTATAATGGAACTATTACACCATTTGCAAAAAAAGCTATCTTACAATCAACAGAAATGACTTTTGAACTATTTTCTGTTGATGATTTACAAATTAATATTACTAAACATATTTTACAACCTAAATTTCAATTATTAACTAATAATGAAACAGACAAAATGACACAACAATATTTATTAAAATTTGGAACTTTGAAAAAAGAAGATCCCATTTGTAGATTTTATAATTTTCAAAAAGGAAATATTATCAAAATTATTAGATCTAATAATTGTATTACCTATAGAATAGTCAAATAATTCTATCATATATGTACAAATAAAATAACTAGTTTATATTAAAAAGAATTTAATTTAATTTTTATTTTATAAAATGTAAAAATTTATAAAATAATTATAAAAATTTAAATATTATTTTTTAAGTAATTACTCTAATACTTCTATATTAAACCCTTTCTAACATAAATTAAAAATTTAAAGAAAATAATAAAGCGATTAGTCTAATATTTCTATATTAAACCCTTTCTAACATAAATTAGGAATTTAAAGAAAATAATAAAATAATTAATCTAATATTTCTATATTAAACCCTTTTTAACATAAATTCCTAATTTAAAGAAAATAATAAGCGATTAGTCTATATTAAACCCTTTCTAACATAAATTAGGAATTTAAAGAAAATAATAAAATAATAAAATAATTAATCTAATATTTCTATATTAAACCCTTTCTAACATAAATTAGGAATTTAAAGAAAATAATAAAGCGATTAGTCTAATATAGAAATATTAAACCCTTTCTAACATAAATTAGGAATTTAAAGAAAATAATAAAGCGATTAGTCTAATATAGAAATATTAAACCTTTTCTAACATAAATTAGGAATTTAAAGAAAATAATAAAGCGATTAGTCTAATATAGAAATATTAAACCTTTTCTAACATAAATTAGGAATTTAAAGAAAATAATAAAGCGATTAGTCTAATATAGAAATATTAAACCCTTTCTAACATAAATTAGGAATTTAAAGAAAATAATAAAGCGATTAGTCTAATATAGAA